TGAACATCACCTTTCTCTGATTTCCATCGGAGTCGGGCGATTTCTTCAATTAGACTGATATCGAGCAATTCACGACCAAAAATAGACTTTAATGTCTCCAACTGAATCCCTAAAGGGAAATAGTCGGTGGCACCTGTCAAATCAATGGAGTGAACTGTCTTCCCTGCTAACATGGATTTCTGGATCCACGGTATTGCTTTTGATTGATCGAACGTACAGTCCCACTCACATTTCTGAACCACGCGATAAATCGCGTCACCAAGTGGTTTTAAAGCCAATTGATGTATACGGTAAGGAGAAGCGATTGCTCGCATCTTCAAACCAGGTTCCTGCAGGAAGTGAACTTCACCTCCGTACAGATGTTTGTCGGGCTTAACGGTCAATCGGACGAGTGGACCATTCACACCGGCTACAACAGGCTGATAAAGCTCATTGTAGTTCCATGCGAATAGGTAGTTCTCCTGACCAGATGCAAATTGCATTTCTGCAAGAATATCATCTGATTGGCGAACTCTCTTGTCTGAATGGAATAGTGGTGCCCATTTCTGGGTAGAACCATTGTATTCCAACAGGCTATTTCCACCACGTTGTACTTGTTCGAGAGGTATCAACCTCTCTACGTGATTACAGTAGTTGTAAATGAAGTCCACAGACAACCCGTCTGGTTCATCACAATTTACACCTGTTATAAACTTCTCATACTGAGCATCAAGCACAGTTTCAGAAGTGAATAGAGATGCAATGTTTAGCGCTTGAAGAGCTGAGTTAAACCTCTTTCGAGATCCAAGTTCAGATTTGGCTACTAAACACCACTTCATCACCGAACCAAAGACTCCACTAACGAAACCCTTTGAATTCTTACGAATCCATTGAATTTCGCTTTCGAGTCCCGCCCTGCGGCGGAGCAAGTCCAGTTTCAAGGTTTTTAACCTCGAGACCGTCCACTCAGGTCCGTTAGATCTGACCCACTTAAACACGAGATCCACTAAAGGATTAATCATGTAGTGCGGCAGATCAATGGCAACTAAACGATACCGAGCTCCTCTCTCTAACTGCTTACTAACCTCCCCGTCGAAAGACGAAGTTGTTGGTTTGCTCATGCATGCTCCTTTCGGATGTGTGTATGGTTAGCAGAGGGCGGCATGCCCACTGTCAAGAATGAGGGATCAAATATTTATTCAGCTAACTTTTAGCAGGTAGGTTGTTCGTTTTAAAGAACCCTAGTGCCCTCAAGATCTCTTCTTTGAGCCTTCGACGATTGTCTTTAAACAATTGTCCTTGTGCTTTAGCGAGGTCAGGATACTCCAGCCTATCGTTACGTTGTTGGTGCGGAACGGATT